CAAAACAACAACACACACACCAACACTAACCACTCCACCCCCCGTCCAGCCCTATGGCTACCAAGGTTTCAGGAATGCGCATCACACGCCGTTCCGGTAAGTACCGGCAGTTGCACAACGTCGAGAACGCGAACCGAAGTTCCAGAGACAGGGTACCGATCACGGTATCCTATGCTAACGACAACAGCGATTCAATGGCCGTCCCTCGCGACGGTCGTTTGAAGGTGTCGACCGAGCGTGACTTCTCTCCCAACGTGCCCTTCGAATTCATGGAAACTGACAACACTCACAAGTACGTTCAGAACCCCGTGAACCAGATGGGCGCCCTCTTGGAAGATCAGATACCCGTCGTCACCGTCAACGATTTCGAATCATTTATGGCCGCGTTCAATAAACGCAGCAATTTCGTACAAGCAGGCAAAATGGATGACATTTCGGACGACGTGTTCCACGAAGCACTCGACGTTATATCGCAGCTCCCTGATCACGACGGCCACTGGCCTGAATGGGAAGACAATTTTTGCGATCGACAGAGGTGGCTGGATAAATTCGATATTCACAAACAGAAACGTATGATAGCAGGACTCGACGCCGCCATCGGCATGTCGTCAAAGGAATTGGGGCGTAAGGACCTGAGCGTCAAGCTCGAGGTCCTCCTCAAACGTGATGACCCCGAGTGGGCGCCCAGGATCATCTATGCAGGCAATGACGCATTCAACGCAGTCACCGGCCCGGCTATGATGGTTGTCATGGAGCGCCTCGTCGAACTCCTCGCCCGCACCAAGGTGGGCCCTGTCAAGTTCAAGTTGGCGTACAAAACCAACGACGTTTCCATTGTTGAATTTCTGGATGATTTTTCCACACCCCATACGTACGAGGGTGACTTTAGTGCCAACGACAAGGAACAACGCAGCCGGACTTCATTGATTTTTGATGCCTGGCTTGAGAAACTCGCTATGCCACAATGGTTACGAGACCTTTTGATCGCTTTTGATGTTTACAGTGTAGGAAATCACTCGTTTGGAGTCCTTGCCCACTTAAAGTACCAGCTGCCCACGGGCACCACCGCCACCACCCCCAGGAACTCAATTTATAACATGACCATGTTCGCTGTCGCTTGCGCGCGGCAGCGGATCCCTTTTGCGAGGGCATGTGTCCTGGGTGACGACATACTTGCACGCACGTGCCGCAAGTTTTGCATCGTCTTGTGGAAGGCCGTGGTGGACCTGTTCAAGATGCGGCTTAAAGGCAAGGACGTTCAATTCATCGGGCAGGCAACCTTGCTGTCCCGACG